TCGGCCACCTGTTCTTCTTCGCTGTACCCGCGCCAATAGACCCCCACCTTGTAGCCGTCTACGTAGCAACACTTCGCGTGCTGCGGTTTGCACGCCTTGACATGCAACGCATCGATGGCCCGATCGAACGCCAAATCTGACCGCATCTCACCGTCCTCCGTGTACGCTCGCTCGGAGGGGTAGACGCGAAGATACCCCGACGCGCCCATGAGCGGGTGCCGGGCCGCCTTGCGGAGCAGATCGATGACCGATCCGGTGTCCATCATCGGGTCGGAGACGCCGGGCACGGGCTGATCCTCCCCCTCGTCCTCCCCCTCTCCCTCTGGACTCGTGTAGGAGAGGGAGGGCGGGCGACCGATCACGCCGTCCAAGTGGCGCTCGACGACCTCGCGAATGACGTTCTTCGACGTGAACGCCTGCTTGATGCGCTTCTTCTCGCGCTGCACCTTCCTTGAGGAGTTGGTTTCGGGGTCGGGCAGGACGGACTCCCACCCCTGCCCGTCCTGCCAATGGTCGCCGTCCCACATGGCGTAGGACTTCTTGTACCCATCGGAGCAGTACGGGCGTAGCGTGTCGAGGTCAATCGTTTGGGGGTCGATCGGCATGAGAGGAGGTCGTCGTTGCGGTTAGCCGACGCGAGAACGAGGCCGTGGGGCCGAGCGGTTGCGGTTGCGGATTTTGGGCGCGACGTGAGTGTAGAGGAAGTACCGGAGGGCATCCATAGCGTGGTCGTTCTCCTTCACCGGGCGGTCGTGCGTCACGCCGTCCTTCTGGTCCCAGACGTAGGCTTGGAATTCCTCCCGCACGGGCTTGGTGGAACCCACGTCGTTTACCCACAGGCGTTCCTCCCCCTCCGATTGAAAACCGAGGAGGGAGGCCGTAAAGTTGATCCCGTCGATCACCGCGTTGTCCGCAGGCGTGACGTTGTAGCCCCGGTCCCGAAGCTCCGCGATGAAGTCAGCCGCCGAAGGGTCCACGACCGTAGCGTCCAAGGGGACGCCCGAGGCGAAGCTCGCGAAGTCGTCCGCGTACTCGCTGTTGGTCTTGCGCCGCTCGCTCTCGGCCCCGCCCTCGTGGTAGTACGCGTCGAGGAGGTGGACGCGGTCGGTCGGGTCGTCCCACCCGAACAGCAGAAACGTGGTCGGATTGACCGTCCCCACGTCCACGCCGATGCCGTAGTGGTCGAACCCTTGCGGGCAGTCGCGGACGTGCACCGCCTCGTCGAACATGTCGTACACCGCCCCCGCCGCCATGACCCACATGCCCTTGACGAGGCGCTGGTAGTAGAGGCCCCGATACTCGCGCTTGATGGCCTCCAAGAATTCGTCCGCGAGAAAGGCGTTGTCCTCCAACCGAAACCGAAACCAGAGCCACCGGAGGCCGTCCGTCTCGATTCGCGAGAGCCAGTCGTCGAGGAGCCAATGCTGGGGGTGGTCGGGGTTGGTCGTCCCGATCCCCTGCGCCCCTTTCGGGGACATGCGCCCGAGCAGTTCGTCAAAGAAGTTCTGCGGCCACAGGGTCAGCTCGTCGCCCAGCCAGCCCGCGACCGTCGCCCCACGGAGCTTCTTGTACGAGGAGCGATCGTAGGCCGACATGAGGTGCACGTGCCGCCCGCCGATGCGTGCGCTCTGGCTCCCCTTCTGGTACTGGAACAGTTCGTCCCCGAGGAAGGCGTTCGCGGGTTGTAGGACGTTGCGTTCGAGCGTGTCGAGGCTCTTGCCGATCATGAGGAGGTCGCCCCGATCCCCGCGCCTGTGTACGTGGCGAATGAACGGGAAGAGGGAGCCGATCGTCTTCCCCGATCGGATGGACCCGACGTAGATTGCGACACGCGGGTCGTGCTCCACGATCTTGTGCGTGGCCCACAGTTGCTTGGGCGCGATCCCAAGCTCCTGCCCGTCGATCGTGTACGTAGGGAGGTCGGCGTTAGGCACGGACGGAGGAGTTCAGGTGCGGGAAGTCCACGGGCGGCTCCCTGCGGCCCAAGAACGAGCAGAGCGGCCCCCACCCGTCGCCTTCCGTCACGCTCATGCGGAGGACGTGGGCGTCGGTCTTGCGCTCAAGGCGGTCGACGCGGCGTTCGTGTCTGGTGTACGCCTCGGCCCACGTCGCGTGACGCTTGTAGAGGTCCCACCGGAGGGCCTTGTGCCGGGCGTAGTTGTAGGCCGGAGCACGCCCCTCGTACAGCGCAGGCGGGGCAGTCGACAGGGCGGGCGGCTGGTGCGCCCCAAAGAAGCGCCGACAGGAGGCCCGCCACTTCTGAAAGGGGCGCTCCGTGCAGATGAAGCGAGCATCGGGGAAGGCCCTGTGTAGCTCCCCCATCCGTTGGGCGACGGGCGTGTCGAGGGCGGCCTCCGTCCAGCAGAAGTCGTCCCACGACAGGACGCGCCCGTCCCGTTGAAAGTGCAGGGTGCGATACCCCAACAGGCGAAGGGCGGCGGCGAGGCTCGTCGTCCCGGTCTTGCTCAGGCCGATGCCGAAAATCTTGGCCGTGGGCGGCACGTCGTAGGGCATGTGAGAGATCGGGTTCGTGATGTGATGCGCGTACACGGGGCAATCTTTCCCGTCTAAACGGGGCTACTCTCTGCGGAGGACCGGGAATTTTGTCCACGCGTCCCACATGAGGCTTTTCGCGAGGGACTCCTTGTGCCGATCCCGCGCTTTGGAGGTTGTGAGGCGGGGGGCCTCCTCCTGCCGCTCGACCCCGTTGGGGGAGACGTAGGTGAGGCCCGCGTACTCGGGGAGGTCGCCCGCGCCTACCAGCCCCGGCGTCGTGGCGTAGAAGAAGCGAGACGGGACGGACCCCGACCGCTCCCTCTCGCTCCGAAAGTGAGACAGGAGGAGGGCGTGGCGATCTTTGCTACGGTCGCGCCGGAAGTCCGACCGGGACAGCTTGATCTCGTACTCGACCACGTACCCCGACGAGGTGAGCGCGATGAGGTCGCTCTCCCACTCGTAGAGGTGCACGTTCGGCGTGATGTACGAGTAGCCCCGATCCGCGAGGGGACGGAAGAGAACGTGCTGGACCTTCTTCTCGGAGGGCCTACTCATCGTAGTCGTACTCGTCGATCAGTTCGGGGAGGGCGTCGACGCGGGCGTAGTACCGCCCGCCGTTCTTCTTTGCGGGTCCTCGCGGCATGCACACGTCACGGACGAGGGCACGGGCATCGTCCCGCGAAATCTTCATCACCTCGGCCAGCCCAGATGTCCGAAACCAGAGGCCCGCATACAGCGCGTCCGCGTCGGGCCGCAGGACGGCGGGCACTCGCAGCACGCGCTCGGGGTCGCCCGTCAGCAATAGGTCCTCCACAAAGGCGAGCGTGTCGCTGGGCGTCGCCTCTCCTTGAGACAGGCGAAGGTTGCCATCGGGGCCGACCATCGGAGAGACGTGGTCGAGCACCGTCGTCTTGGACAGAGCGGTGTCCTGCGTCGCCTCTTCCGTCGCTGCGTCGCGGTCGGGGGAGGCCGAAGGGATGGCATGCGACACGACGGACGACGCGCAGACGACAACTGCGACGGAGCCCTCGAACGGGAGGTGGACCCCAAACGCGGCGTCGGCCAGCCACACGAGGACCGCAGCGATCATGCCCGCCGCCGAGGAGTGTGCGGTTTGTCGATCGGTCGTAGGGAAGGGCATCGGCAAAAGCAGTTGGGGAAAAGGGCTGCTACGTGATGTCTTCGTCCTCGAACTGGTCGTCGATCTGCCCTGCCGTCTCTTCCATGACCTCGACGAGCGGGTCGAGGCGGTTTTCCTTCACGCTCGGGTCGTACTCGTCAAGCCCAAGGAGGCGGGTGCGCTGGTCGACGATCTTGCTGATCTTGTCGAGGATGGCGGGGTCCCCGAATCGCTCCTTCGTCGTCTCCCGCATCTCGATTTCCGTGGGCTGCCGATCGCCGTTCTCGCCCATCGTCTCCTTGCGCTTCTTTCGCGTCGTGGTCTGGTCCTTCTTCGACTCGTGGTAGAGATTCCAGTATTCATCCTCAAGACGCTTGAGGGTCGCAAGCTCTTGGGCCATGCGCTCGTCCATGTCCACGAGCGCGGACTCGCGCCACTCCTCTTGGATGTGGTTGAGGTCGCGGTTGACCGTCGCCACGCTCATGTCTATGTCCTCCGCGATGAGGCGCTGCGACCACCCGCGTAGGTATAGCTCGGCCACGCGGCGGCGGCGCTCTGCAATCTCGATCTTCTTTTGCTTCGAGGTACCCATCGGGCGGGGTGTAACAGCGAAGAAGGAGCGAGAGGCCGCCAGCCGCTCGCCAATCACGCGCCTGCACGCTCGCGCTCGGTTGGCGCGAGAAGGGATGTTTCACGTCCATGGCGTTACGCGTCGCTTTGAGGGCCGCCCACGAGCGTCGCCCACACGTACCGCTCCGACGTGCTGCCGGGGTCAATGTCGAGCGCCCGCCGCCACCGAAGGACGGTTCGAGGCGTCACCCCGGCGAGCCACGCAACCCCACGGAGGGCCTCCTCGTGGCGTCGCCCCGCGTCCATGAGGCGCTGGGAGAGTCGAGCATAGGACGCTCGATCCTGTGGCCGCAAGCGGTCGCGGTCGTCAGGGCGCAGCGTAGGGCGCAGCGATGCAAGGAGCGGCCCTCGGCCCATGTCGGTATTAGAAGGGGGCATCGTCACGCGGCGTAAATTCGGAAGGATCGACGCTTTCTTCTCTGGTTCCGGCGATGTAGTCTGCCGCAAGTAGCTCCAACACCTGCCCGCGCTTGAGGGCGGGGTCGTCGTGCAACTCATACCCGTGATCCGTCAACTCCTGACGCACCGCCTCGACCGCATCCTCCCACACGCCGTACTGCTCCTCGTGCAACACAACCTCGATCGATTCCCAATTCTCGCCGTGCTCCCCTTCGCCCGTCTCGCCGTCGTCGGCGGGGCCGTCCTCCTCCTCGTCGAGGTCGTCCCAGTCGAAGTCCAGCATGTCGTCGTAGTTGTCCAGCTCCTCGTCGGAGAACGGGAGCGTATCGAGAATGTCGTCTCGCCCAAACTCCCCTTCGATGTCCGCAAGGACCTCCGCAAACTCAATCGGGTCACGGTCAAACTTCGGGTCCGTCTCGGCGCTGATGCGCTTCGCTTCCGCTCGGGTTGAGGGGCCGAGGTTGTAGCAGAGCACCCGCTCGATACCGAGTTCGAGAAAGGCGTCCTTGCGGTGATTCCCGTCCACGATCTCGAACAGGACCCGGTTCTCGTGGTCGGCCTGAAACCCACCCTCCCCATCGGGCAAGGGGCGCACGATCGAGTTGATGAGTTGGCCGTTGCGCTGGATGTTCTGCTTGAGGGCGGCGGTCTTGGCCTCGTCTTCCTCCTTGTAGTTCCACTGCGCCTTCACGAGTTGATGCGGGTGCAGGACGCACAAGCCGCTCGCGTCGGGCGTCTCCGTCGTGGCAAAGTCGGCACGGTCGATCGGTTGCATGGGTCGGGTGGGCTTAGGAGCGGTCGGTGAGGGCGTAGCGAAGGATAGACGCGGCGCGTTGCGGGGGAAAGCGCACGGCAGAAGGCCCGAGGTCCCCGTCGAGGGCCTTTCGGAGGAGACGGACGGCCTGCCCCAGCGAGTCGTAGCGGTTCGAGGCGGGAAGCACGTCGCGGTACGACAGGCGGTTGGGCGCGATCGGGACCGCCCCGAGGTTCCGGGCCTCCTGCATGGCAATCCCGAACGTCTCCTGCCGCGCCGTCGACAAGGCCACGCGAGACACGGAGAGCACGTCGTAGTACCGCTCTTTCTTCTCCCGCGGGGACATGCCCTCATCGTACAAGTCGACGGTACGAACGAAATCTGCGTCGTCCTGCGGGTACCGCTTTCGGTACAGCCTGCGGATTTCGCGGTAGGTGTCGTGGGCCTTCTCCACGGCCTCGCGGTGCGGGAAGCAGACGAGCCGATCGGTAGTCTGCCGGCGGCGCTCCTCATCGGTGTAGACCGGAAGCCCGTGGACGGACACCGTATCGCCCGACAGCACAGCATCGAAGGTGTCCCGCACGAGATCCTTGTGGAAGGTGGACCCGACCATGACCTCGTCGGTCGCCCGAAGGACCGATGCCTCAAATCCGCGTGCCCAGTCGCCCATCCCCTTGTGGGCGAGGAAGTCCCACGGGTCGTAGGTCCCCGCATGCAGGATGCCCTTGATGTCCAAGTCCAAGTCGAGGGCGTCCCGCATGTACGCGACGCTCACGACGCCGGGATGCCACAGGTCGAGGAAGAACACGAGCGTCGGCCCCTCCATCTGCGGCAGAAGGCGGGCGAGCTTTTCGATCTGACGGCCCTTGTACTCGTTCGTCGTCACGGCGTCGAGGAACTGCCCTTCGGGCGGGTCGTACTCCGCGCCGCGCTTGTGGTCGAGGAGCCGCCAGTCGAAGGCGTCGGCGTCGTGGCGGTCGAGGGCCCCCGTGAACCAGTCCAGCCATTGCGCCGAGTAGCGATACGGCTGCGGCTCGATCGGGACGAGCAGGACCGAGTTGTAGCGGGCGTTGCTCATGCGAAACTCGTGGGGACGGATGCAGAGAACGGCGTCGGGTCCTCTTCCCACTTGACGCCTCGCTTGCGCCAGAGGCGGGTGAGGAAGCGTTCGTACTTCCGAAACTCACGGAGCGAGTGCTGAAAGCGAGCACGGCGCTGCTTCTTGCGGTCGTCGGTGGTGACCTCCCGCCCGTTCTGGCGAAGCATGTGCGCTCGAAACGCACGCTGAATGTCGACCTCGCCCTGATGATCTTCGGGGTCGCGCCAATGGCCGTGGTGCAGGTAGCCGTCCTCCTCGTCGAAATAGTGGTAGACGCCGAACTGCGCCCCCATCTTGTAGGTCGTCGAGTCCACCGAGTAGAACGGGTACTTGCGGAGCGTGCGGCCCGACACCCCGAACCCGTGCACTTTCACGCCCTGCTCGTAGGCGTATTTGAGGTGGGAGCCAATGCCATGGCATCGGCTGGGGCCCTCTGTCCCGACGAACCCAGAATCGGTGTCGTCGACCATCCTGCGGAAGTCGGAGGCGTCGTAGTGGTCGTCGTGCCACACGCGGATGCACTTTGAGGCGAGGCCCTCCTCACGGATGCGGTCGTACCACGCCTGCACCTTGTCGGGACCGACGAGCGCCCCAATGTCCAGTTCGACGAAGCGGTAGATGTGACGCCAATGCCGCTTGATCCAGTTGATGTATCGCTCGAAATACTCATCGGCCTTCTCAATCGAGGTATTTGTCTTGCGCCCCTCGCGCTTCGCGTAGTTGCCCGCCGTGTCTGCCGCGTCCATGTGATCGCTTTGCCACGTATGCGCCCCCGAGTCCACAATCACATCGAGGCCGTGGTCTTGGGCCGCAACCTCCAGTTGCTCCGCTTCGGTGTCGAGGTAGTAGAAGCTCACCATCGCCGTATGCAGAAACGGAAAGAGGTGGCGATCTTCGGGGCCTTCAAGTCCAGACGGAACGATGAGCATGTCAGTCAGGGCGATTCGGTTCACGGTCGTCGGAAGCCCACAGCTTGTTGCCACCCCACTCCTCGTAGGTGTCCTCGAAGGCGCTCCCCAAGCCGGGGGTCGTGACGTGCATGAGCGGGGCGGGCACGTCCAGCCTGCGAAAGCCCGGAAGCTCGCGTTCGAGCGCGGCGATCACCTGACAGTCGTTGCCCGGCGACGGGTCCCGCATGAGCACGTCGGCCAGCACCTCGAACGCGCCTGCGGGAAGCAGGAGGCCCGACAGGTGCACATATCTGGTCGCCTCCTTCGCTTTGCCGTCTGCGTTGTAGGTCACGCGAGGGAGGATGCCGTAGGGCGCCTCCTCCTCCGACAGGAGCCACGACCAGAGCGGCCCCGGCACGGCCACGTCGTCTTCGAGGTACAGGACGGTCCCGTCCACCGCAAGGTCGCTGGGGTCTTTGGCAGAGCGAGCGACGCGTCCCATCATCTCGTGCATAGACGCGGGAGAGCGGCGCACAGCGCGGTCCACTCGATGCCCGTGATGCGCGGCACGGAGGGCGGCGCGAAACGCAGAGGACGGTTCTGTGTCGTCCTGATACACGACGCAAACGGGCGCGTCGTGGCACGCGTGCTGGGCGAGGAGGGCGGGCATTCGCTCCTCCACCACCGGAATGACAACAGAATCAAAGCGCATGGACAGATTCGCCTATCGGGTAGCTACTCAAACAGAACGCGGGCTCCGTTCTCGCCGTCCTCGCTCACGTCGACCGACCGAACGCTGTGTCCATCGGAGGTCAACTGCTTTGCGAGCCATTCGCACACATGCTCGCAACTGCGCTCCCCGATCGACCCGCCCCGTCCTTCCTCGTGGACGAGGCGATCGAGGTGATCGTCAACCCGCTCCTTAAGATCGAGAAATTCCACGTCGCGGTCGTCATGGTCGACGCGCACGCTCACGACCACCAGAAACTCGTGCCGATGCGGGTGCCGCAGGTGCGCCTGCGATCCGGGGGCACCCTCGTAGTAATGCGTCGCGGCGAAGCGCGTCGTGCAGTAAACCGTCCGTTCAGAGACGTTGGGCATTGCGGTGGTGCTCATAGAGTTCGCTTTTGACGGATTCGTTCTCCCGAAAGGCCCCCTCGATGAAGGCCGTGGTCGTGTGCGTCCCGCCTCGCTTCACGCCCCGCATTTCCATGCACAGGTGCCGCGCCTGCACAATCACCCCGACCCCACGGGGCGCAAGCTCCTCGGACAGAAACGTGCCCACCTGATCGGTCAGCCGCTCCTGGTTTTGGAGCCCCCGCATGAAGTGGCGCACCACGCGAGTCAGTTTGGAGAGGCCCACCACTTGGTCGTCGGGAAGGTAGGCGACCGTCGCCCGACCGAAGAACGGGAGCATGTGATGTTCGCACAGCGAGTAGACCGGGATGCCGCCCTGCACGATCATCTGGCTGTGCCCTTCCGCGTCGAACGTGGTCAAATCGAGGCCCTCGTCCGTCCGCGCCCACGAGTAGAAGAAGCGGACCACGCGTTCGGGCGTATCGTCGAGGCCGTCCCGGTCGGAGTCCTCCCCGCACAGGGCGAGAAGCTGCTCGACGGCCTCCTTGGAATTTTCCTCCCACCGCGTGAGCGGACGGCGCGGGCGAGACGGTGGCGTCAGGTCGTCGTTCATGCAATCTGGATGGTCTTGTGCGACTGCGTGCTGATGCGCCAGTCCGTTCGCGTCGTGGCAATCTCCTTGACCATGGTGCATGCGAGGTCGAAGCGGTCCCCGTCCTCGGGCTGGACGTAGAGGTGCTTCTGAAGGCCGTGCGGCGTGGCGCGGGGCCTGCACCGCTCCACAAGGCCGGGGTAATCGCTCGGCACGAAGTCAGGCACAACGAGCTTTACCTCGTCGCACCGATCGATTTGCAACTGCGCGTCGGGAATCTTGGGCGAGCAGCACACCCAGTCGGGCGTGTGCGCCTTGTGGTAGGCCGCCGTCCCGAAGGTGTCGGTGAGGGACTGCGTGCCGTTCGTCTCGACCGTAATCGAGGTGTCGGGGAAGCGGTCGTGGAGGGTGGCGCAAAGCTCCGCGTCCATCTGCAGGAGCGGTTCCCCGCCCGTGACCACGATGAGGGGCAGGGACTCGGCAGCCTCGGTCTTGCCAAGGATTCGATCCGCGATCTCGCCTGCGCTCAACTCGTCGGCCCCCTCTTTCGTGAACTCGGTGTCGCACCACATGGGGCAGCCCCACGCCTCGTCGCCGGGCGTATTGCGGCGGGCGTCCCGCTCGCGGTCCCCCTCGTACCCGCTCCACATGTTGCACAGGGCGAGGCGCAGAAAGACCGCAGGCGTCCCGCCCCAGTAGCCTTCCCCTTGCACGGTGCGGAAGATCTCCTTCACCGTGTAGGTCGACGGGCTTGAGGAGGTGTCCTTAGTCGGTTCGCCGCTTGGGGTCTGGAAGTCGTCGGGAAGCTCTGCGGACGTAGGCATAGGCAAGCGAAGAGAGCAAGCCAAGAGCAAGCGAGGCCATGCGGCAACCCTACCCGCCAGCGCCTTCCTCAATCTCGGCCTCGGCCCACATCGTGTCCGTCTCCCACAAGCGCACCCGCGTCACGGGGAGCGACGTGTGCTCGTCGAGTTGCTGCAAGATCCAGTGGGACAGGTTCTCGGCGGTCGTTTTCGTCCCAATCTCGATCACCGTGTAGTCGTGGCGACGGAGGGGACCGACAATCCGCTCCGACCCTTCTGCGATGAACGCGTGGTCGAGCGGGTCGACGACCGCCTCGTTGACCTCTGACTTGATGCGCCTCGCGTTCGCGACCATGCCCTCTTCGGGGCCTTCGGTTTGGGGCCGTCCCTGAATCTCGACCTCAAGGTGGTAGGTGTGGCCGTGTACCTGCCTGCAATCCTCGACCTTGGGGACGGAATGCGCGGCGTGGAAGTGAAACTGCTTGACGACCTTCGGCTGCGGCATGGGAGGATGGCCGCGTGGGGCCTGTTGCGGTTGGAGAGCGGTTGCGGTGCGGTAGAGAGTCCCACCGGGCGGCAGGCACTCATGTTTCGCGTTGCGGCACATGGAAACAAACGAGAACGGCACAAAACAGCAAACCCCCGCCCCGCAGGGTGTGCCGCAGGGCAGGCGGGGCGAGGGTCGCCGTCGATGGGGCCCCGAAGCTCTCTTGGGGCGCGTGGAAGACTAATGCCCGTTCGGGATGAACACAAGAACGCGAGAGGCCGAAAGGGACTGCTGCTGTCCCCACGGGAGGTCCTCGTTTGCTTCGACGGGGTCGAGGGCGGCGACCATCTGCGAGTCGATGTCCACGACGTGATTCGTCCCGAACGCCGTCTCGATGAGGAGCGTCCCGTGACGCCAGAGCTTGCACCGCCGCGCCGTGCCCGCCGTGACGGACCGAGGGCGGGTGCCCTCAATCAGTTTGTCCGTGAAGGTGACGGGAGTGCCCGCGCCTTTTTCTGGAGGGTGGGGCGGGGTGTCGGAGGATGGCATCGGGATCGAATCGCCGGAAGGGGCCGAAGTCATCTGCTTTGAGTCTGACATGCTTCTGTTGCTGTCTGTGCGTGCGTGTGTGCGGATTGGCCTTGCGGCCTGTCTGCCGTGGGCGTTGGGAACCGAGGCGTCAGACCACCTCTCCTGCGGCCTCCGTTACGAGCGTCGAGGAGAACGCCTGCCACGTCTGCCCCGCCATCAGTTCTTCGGGGCGACCGTCCGCGTCGTAGATGCACGTCGCGAGCCACGACCCGTCGAAATACCACACCGTGGTTCGCACGGTTTTCTCTGCCCCGACGATCAGTTTCCGATCGGTGGCGAGGCGATTAATCCTGTTCGTAAGGCGGGAGGCCGCGTGCTGGTCTGCCTCCGTGCCGGAAAAGCGCCTGTGCATGCTGTCTGTGTTGCGGTTGTTGCGGTTGAAAGCGAGCCGCTCGTTGTTGCGGTGCGGCCTTCATCGATACATCCTAAATATAACGATACGCACTATCAGATGCAAGCGCGTGCGCCTCATTGAGTTACGCCTCCCTGCCGCCCAAAGGCCACGGGCGATAGATCCTGTCGAGCGACGCCCGCCACTCGTGGAAGGTCATCGCCTCAAGGTCGTAGCTCGACCCCGAGAGTCGACCCGTCGTGTGCTCCGTGGGCTGCTCCTTCCCACACGGAGCGATCTCGCTGGTCGTGTACCCGAGGCGAAGCGGGGTGCGAGTAACGAGCACCACCCGTGGTCCCTTGAGGACGGTTGGCTGCCGAGGCCCCTGCCGGGGGATCACGAGGCGATCGGACTGCTCGCGGAGCGGCCACACCTGGAAGTGCACCTGCGTCGGCCCGGTGGTCCCCAGCGAGAGGGGCGACTCGTCCTGCCGCGCGTTCTTTGCTCGCGTGACTGTTTGCTGATCCGATTCCATCTGCCTGAAGTGTTGCGGTTGTGAGTGGGCCTGTCGGCCCGTTGCGGTGAAAGCTCGAATCTGCCGTGACTACTTCTGCTGCGCCCACCCCTTTCGCGCCGCACGCTTCGCGTCGATCATCCGTGTCGCTCCCCCAACGCTCGTGGCTCCGCTCCAATTGACCGTCCCGTCGCGCCCGTAGCAGTACACGACGACGCCGAACGTCGTCTCGCCGTTGCGGGGGTCGTCCGCGACCTCGAACTCGTAGCTGCACCCTCGCGCCTCGTAGACCGGAACGAAATCCTCGTCGACCGCCTCCCGCATGACCTCCTGTGCGCTGCGCGTCCCGTCGACGACCCGCGCCTCTCTGTCCTCGCCCTGCTCCTCTTCGCTGGACTCCTCTTCGCTGGACTCCCCTTTGCTCCTGCGAATGTCTGTGACCTCGTCGACGTATGCGCCCCACTCGCCCCACTCGTAGTACACCGTCCACCCTTTGTCCGTGAACGTGACCTCGAAATCCTCAACCCATCCGTCGCGGGGGACCTTGACCGCGTCGGCCTGCTGGAACTCCTCAAGGTCAAACGCTGCGGCCTCAATCCGCGTCTCGTCCTGATTGCTGACCAAACGTCCCATGTCGTGTGCTGTGCGTTGTTGTCACCATCTAATGCACCATCATTATAATGAAACGCGTTATCGGTGTCAAGCGTCTCTCGCGCCTGATTGTGTGAAGAAAATGAGCGGTAATGTGAAGACGTGAGGCCCCGCCGCAGACGCTTGACATTGATAACGCAACGCGTTATAATGAGAGTGCATTAGCGATGAACAACACACACGCGCAGCACAATGACGAAGTCAGGAATCAGAACCGAGATTCGAGATCAGATCAAGGACGCGGTCGACGCGAAGGCGTCGGTTGTCGAGCAAGGTCGCGACAAGATGCGGATCGAGTTCGGCAAGCGATCGCAGGCGAACATGGTAACGGTCGTGTTCAGGGTCACGCCCAGGCGCGTTGCGGCGACGGGATACGACGGTGACAGCGAGGACATGCGCGTCACGAACACCCAGCTATTTTCCCTCGACGTTGATCGCCCAGAGGCGGGAGGCGTCGGAGACCTCGACGCGGTCATGACGATCGTAACGATGGTCGGAGCCGCACTTGATGAGTTGGTCGTGTAGTAGACCAGCAAGGGCGGGGGCCTTTTTATTCACTCACACGCACAACCGCACACGCAGTCAGATGGACCAGTCAGACCAGCAAGTCACAATCAGCAGCAACATCGCCCGTCAGTTCATGGCGGTGCGAGAAACAGGAGCATGCAATATGTTCGACGCGAGTTGTGTGAAGGAGGTCGCCCGCAAGGTCGGGCACACAGAACTCGCGGAATTCGTCGAGCAGGACGCCTCGCGCCTCGGGCCGATCGTGTTCGGAGAGGCGAGGGTCGAGCACAAGGGGGAGACGATCAGCATGAACGAGTGGGCAGACGCGCAGTAGCAGGCGACGCCTCCCCTCCGCACCCAGCGCCCCGGCGTTGTGGACCGTTCGGTCCACGGGTCGGGGCGTTTCTACGTTAGACGACGACTCCCCACAGTAATGTGAAGACGTTTGTTCTTCCGTGCTGTGCGCTTGACATTGATAACGCAACGCGTTATAATGAGAGTGCATTAGCGATGAACGATCACACACAGACACAAAAGCCATGAGAATTCAAGCAGACGACGAGCGACAGCGCATCATTGAGTGGATTCGTCACGTCAAGGTCGCGACGACGCCCCGCACAGACGCGGCGGGCAAGATAGATCGGACGCGAGAGCGGTACGAGGGCGACGAGGACGTAGACAAGACGCAGGTTGCGATGGAACGGCACGCGGACGAGTTGCAGGAGGAGACGGCCTACAACGATTGCCTGCGCGGGCTGCACGACATGATCTGCAACACCCTGCACGAGGTCGAGGACATGGACATCGACACGTTGCGAGAAACGGCAAACGACATTTTCAGCGACGGTCTTTCGAGTCGCCAGCAGCGCATCGGGCATCGCCTCGAATCCCATTCGGGGGCGAAGGCACGAGGGCTTCGCAAGGCGCTCTCGACGTTGCAAGATTTGGAGAATGAGTTCCTGCTCGAACTTAGCGATTGGGAGTTGTAGGCCGCCTCCTTTCACGCTCCTAACAGTCGCCCCGGCGTGGTGGACCGTTCGGTCCATGCGTCGGGGCGTTTCTGTTGCTCGTGGCAGTAATGTGAAGACGTAAATCTGTGCGCCCCACGCGCTTGACATTGATAACGGGACACGTTATTGTGTAAGTGCATTAGCGATGAACAACACACGACACAGGACGATGAGCCACGCAAAGATTCAGACACGCAGCGAAGAGGAGGCACAGTCCCTCGCAACGCTCCTCGAAGATCGTCACGAGTTCAACGCGATGGCAACGGGTCGCGACGTGCTCGTCGACGAGGAGAACGAGCAGATCGCCCAGTGGGGCCTCGATCACCTTCGCAGCAAGTAGCACCGCCCTTTTCACCTTTCAAGCACACACAGCAAGCACACTCAAACCATGGGTATCAATCAGCAGGACAAGGACATAGCGGACAAGATTCAGAAGCTCTTGGCAAAGGCCGAGAGCACGAGCCACGAGCACGAGGCCGACGCCTTCAAGTCGAAGGCCAAGGACCTCATGCAGGAGCACGACCTCTCGCGTGGCGACATTGAGCAGAGCGAGTACATCTTTCGTCGCTGGGAGCACCCCTACTACTCCTCCGCTCCGAAGTGGTATCAGAACCTGTGGTCGAGCGTCGGACACTTCCTCGGCGTGTACGTCGCCTACGATTCGGGGCGTGGCGTCGACGGAAAGAACGCGACGTTCCTGCTCGGCGGTCAGGAGCGGGACATGGACATGGCAGAATACCTCGTGCAGGCGATCGACAATCAGGTCAACGACCTCCTCGAAGAGTACAAGGAGGAGCAAGGAGACAGCTACGATCGGTCGCGGGGCAACGCCTACAAAGTGGGGCTGATGAGCAGGCTCCGCGAGCGGCTCCAAGACATGGTCGATCACGTCAGCGACGGTCGCGCAGAAAACGGCCTCGTCAAGGCGTCGGACATTCGCAAGAAGCGGCGTCGTGGCAAGGAGGCCGTTCGGGACGGATTGAACGGTCGCGTTCGGTTCGAGAAAGGGTCGGGCGCGTCGATCAGCGACGAGCGCGGGGTACGCGACGGGTACAAGGACGGCGACGACGTATCGGTCCACAAGGGCGCTCCGAAGGGCGAGAACAGCCCCGGCAAGCTCACCTCGTAGATCGCCCTTGTACGCCACCCTCCCGCTCGCCCCCGGCGCGGTGGACCATTCGGTTCATGCGTCGGGGTTTTCTTTTCTCTCTGGAAACGACACTCGACAGATGCCTTTGCTCAACCGACAATCGCTTACCGACGAGATCGCTTGGCTCGCGGACGAGCGCCTGCCGGCACGGGCCGCAGCGACAGAATCATACCCGGTACGGTTTGACCATTGCTTTCGCCGCATCGCCTACGACACGGCCACGGGGCAGGAGTGGGACGAGGCCGCAAGCCGCCCTTTCTACCGGAACGCGACGCGCCCCCAGCTTCTCCGCGCCGCCCGCGCCCTTCGCGTCATGGCAGCGAGTCCCGCCGCGTGCCGAGCGTGGAACCGGGAGTCAATTGGATACCGCACCTAACATTTGCTTCACAAAAGAGGCAATTCCAGACGCTTGACATTGATAACGGGACGCGTTATAATGAGAGTGCATTAGCGATGAACAACACACGACACGCAGTACGATGAGCACGCAGGCGCAGAATTCAGTTGAGCAGGTCATAAGCGAGAAGGCAGACGAGCACGGGCTTTCGTTCGGCAAGTCGTTCGGGGCCTTCTCGGGATCGTTCACCCTCCGACGTGGCGCTCTCGACAACGGGCAGCACGTTGGGATCGAGGTCACGAGTCGCGTCGCGACGATCGAGTTGCGCGGACGGGGCAAGGTCCAGCAGCGCGTTCGTGTCGACCTCGACGCGGACACGACCTTGCTTCGAGGGCTTCGGACGACGCTCGATCGCTACATCGAGAAGATTGCGTAGGACCGATCAGATTGCGTCAGATCGCGGGGAGTGACGCCCCCGCACAATCACACGTTAACCGCAACGAAGCACACACAGCACGATGCAGATCAACGCAGACAGCAAGACACAGCAAGGTTCAGACACGGAGCGCGAAGTCGTCGAGGTTTTGGACGCGGCGACGATATATGCGGCCTATCATCCGTTCCGATACGAGGTCGAGGTCTTCGACTTCGAGGATGAGACGGTACGGGCGCATCGCTTCTCCGACCTCACGGAGGCGAAGAAATACGCGGTTCGCAACGGGTAAGGCGACGGGGCGGGAGTGCCCCGCAGGGGTCGCCGTTCGGCGGCATCTGCGGAGCATTCCCTTTCATTCCTACCGCAACAGAAACGAGCCGCGAGGCTCAAACCGCAACCATGGAAATGCAGCAGACCGAAGAAGATCGACTCGAAGACGTGGTCAACGGGACCACGGAGGAGCGCGAGATCGACGCCGAATCGCTGTTCTCCGTCCTCGGAGAGGGGCCGATCGGTCGGACGATCGATCGCACCTTTAAGATGATGAGCATTTGCGAGGAGGTGATCGACGGATACCAGTCGATGCACCCCGACAAGGCCGACGTGATCGACGACGCGTTTCCGTACTTGAAGCCCAGCAAGCCGCTTCTGAACGCGCCGTTTAAGGTGTACCGTCACCACTGCACTTTGCTTCTCGGGCGCGTTGTGACGCTCGGGCGCGTCGACGCCGACGCCCTCAACAGGCCCTCGGAAGCGGAAGTGCTCGCCGTCCTCATGGACGGACTCGACAAGGGCCCCTTGATGGAAACCGCTCGGCACGCGCTGGTGAAGCTCTCCAAGGACGTGCTCCCCCGCGACAAGCGCAAGGAACTCGCACCCTACGAGGCGCAGCATTACGAGGACGACAAGCGAGCGATGGACCTCATCGAGCGCACAACGGAGAAGCTCGCCAGCATCATTGGAAACAGGCGCGAAGCGTAGCGCCCTCGCCCTTTTCCTTCACCGGCTGCTCTCACGCGCCCCGGCGCAGCCCCGACGAACGGGCCACGCGTCGGGGCTTTTTTACTGCCGGAATCCCTTTTCCGATTTTTTGGAAAAGGGGTGGGGGTGATTCCAAAATCTTGGAATTCCAATTCTTAAATTTCGGAATTCCATCGCGCGTGCGTTCCTCTTATGTACTTATAAAAGAATAATACTAATAATAATAGCTATGTAGAAATCGGCAAGGAAGAAGGGTGAGGTTGCCCGCCTCGAAGGGCACCCCGACAGGGAGGGCCTTGACGTTATAATCATTGCCCGTTATATTTGTCGTTGCCGCATGACGCCGCAGGGAACCGCACCCCGCAGTATTCCCTCACGCTCAACGACCAGACCTATGACCAAGCGCATCGAATTTGACGGGATTCCCCGCACGGAGCTTGCGAAGATGTGCAAGACCACCGTGCAGAATAGCGGCATGACCCAGCGCGAGATTGCCGACGAACTCGGCGTGTCGCAGCCTGCCGTAAACTCGACGTTCAGGCCCGATCGCCACTTGGACAAGCTCCGCATGCGGCTCCTTCGCGAGATCGGAGGCGAGGAGGCGTTCAGCGAGGACCGACTCGTGAAGTACATCGAGTTTGAAGGGACGGGCTACGTCATCATGCTCCCCGAAGACGAGACAGAAGGGGAGAAGGAAGCCCTGGCGTAGCCTCTGCCCAAAGAGGCCCGACACACGAGCGCCCACCCCTCGGGTCATCCAAGAGGTGGGCGCCGCACACACAGCAACAGAACACACGTCGGCAATCAGACCGAAGTGCACTCCTTGTGACCGCCGCCACAGGGAGGTGTTTCGTTTGACATTGATAACGCGAGCCATTATATTTGGGGTGAACATTGAAGGTCAACCGCAACGATGACCTACCGCAACAAGGCGAGCCGCGAGGCTCACACCGCACATGCAACCGCAACAGCAGTCCCAGAAGGACCTTGGGTTCGAGTCCGTAAATCCGACCCCGAAGACAATTCCTCTCTCTGACATTCGCCCTACGGAGGTGTCCTCCTCCGACGTGGACGCGTCGATCGGCGCGTTCGGCGTGACCACGACGCCCCTCGTGCAGGAAACGCCGGGGGACCCCGAGCACACGTTTCGCGTGGTCGACGGGCGCAGGCGCATCGAGGCCCTTCGCGACACCGAAGGCCGCGAGCAGGTTCACGTCCAAGTGATCGGCGCGGATCTCGACGCAGAGGCCGACGCCCTCACGGTTGCTCACAACGTCTGTCGCTCCCCTTCGCCCTTGGAAGAAGCGGAGGCCCTTCGCGACCTCATCGACTCGGGGTACACGAAGGAGGCGGTGTCACGTCTCGGCATCCCGATCCCCACGATCAAGAAGCGCCTTCGTCTCGCGAGCGCCCCGCAAACGATCAAGGACGCCGTTCGGCGGGACCAGATCGCAGAAGGAGTCGCGGAGAAGGTCGCCAACCTTTCGGTCGAGAATCAAAAGGCGTGCGTCGAGCACTTCCGGCAGGAAGGACAGCTCCGGCACAAGGACGTAAAGCAGGTCCGTCAGCGGACCCTCGACGACAGGGCCGAGCAGTTGCCGGGCGAACTGTTCGAGGGCGACCCGGCAGGCGACGGAGCGCCCTCGGAGGGCACGCCTTCGGAGGACACGCCTTCGGGAAACGCGCCATCGGAAGAGGCGCAACCGAGCGACGATCCCTTGCGCCTCGCGAAGCACGCGGCGCGGGAGGCCGTCGACGGCGGCACGCCCCCTTCCAAAGTCATGGGCGAGATTCGAGAGGCCGTGTTTGACAACGCGGTCGCGTAGCTTCGGGCGGCGAAAAGGCCCACCACCGCAACTCACGCGGGCCGACAGGCCCACAACAACCGCAACACCGCACTTATGACTACGCAAGAAGCAGACGTGCCGGGCGCAACCCCCGGCGTAGAGCGAGGCTGTGGCAAGCGCGTCGAAGGCGGCGCGTACTTCGAGGTCGGCGTTTCCAACGAAGGGCAGCCGTTCGAGACGTTCTGGCAGGACCCCCCGATTCCTTGGACGACGGACACGAAGGTCGGCCAGCAGATCATTGAGCGAGACGGCACGGCCCACGTCGTTGACCACGTCGGGTCGGGGTCATATCCCTACCCCGCCGACGTGCTCGAAGAAATGCGGGCGCACGGCCTAAGCAGGCGCGTCAGCAAGAACTTCTCCTTTGATCGCCTTACGCCCGATTCCCGCATCATTCTGGTGCACGATCGGGCCCTCGCCTCCTCCCCCGAACGAGTGGTCGAGCACGTCCAGTCCACGGTCCCCGACGAGGTCACGAGCGCGATGCCCAAGCCGCTCGACCCCGACGACGTAGACGAGGAGTTGGAGAGCATTCTTTCGGCACACCGCGACAGGTGCGCGAGGTGGAGTCAAGGCGACGACTCGCACGTCAAGGCCCCGAAGCAGTCCCCGTGCACCCGCTTCTGGTACGTCGACGCCGACGCGAACACCGATGGGAAGGCCGTTCGGGAGGTCGGAGACACGGTGTACCAGACCACGACGGACACCGACAGCGACTTCGAGTTCGAGACGGGCATCATCGCCAGTTTCCCAATCCACCGGATTTCGGTGATTGACTCAAGCGACGGAAGCCACCGCAGCACGTTCGCGGACATTCAGCGCGACGCCCCGGTCCCCGTCGTCACGCAGGCCGCATAGATGGCAGAGCGCCGTCATAGTTGCGGCCTCTCGCGTTTTCTTCTCACACGCATGCCACACGTCATGCAAACAAAAACCGCAACGGAAACCGACAACCTCACAATCCTCGACGCCCTCGCTCATTACCTGCACGGTCGCGCCCTGCAAGCGCGAAAGGACGGCGACGACGGGTTCACCCTCTCCACGACGGACGTGCAGACGCGGGTGATGAGTCGCTGCCGTGAGCGGTACGGCGTAATCGCCCTCCCCACGACCTTTGCGCGGAAGTGGCGGAAGCTCCGCAACAACAGCGAGCGCCTTCGCGACGTGGGGATCGGCGGGACAGAGACGGTTTCGCACTCTCCTCTCACCATTCGCTTCACGCTTACCGATGAGTGACAGCAAGATTCGCAGCCTGCTCCGCAAGGTTGCCGGGGCGATGCTCAACCTCTTCTCGACGATTCGAGAGAAGGCCCCCGGCCCCCTCGACGATGGGTTCCTCTCGCGCTTGCACCTGACGGTGCTCCTGTTCACGGAGCCGAAGGAGACGCACCACGATTTCCACGTCTGGTTCGAGTCCACGGACGAAGGCATGGACTTCGGGCGCGTCGCCCTCGACATGGCTCGCCTTGAGACGGAGCAGAAATGCGACGCGGCCACCGTGGACGAAGGGCCGCTCGCGCAACCGATTCACTACAACTAGAACGAAACCGCACACACAGCATGAGTCAGGACCTTGCCAAGAAATTCGACACGATCCTCGACGCCCTTTCGGGCCTCGACGGTCGCCTCGCGGACGTGGAGCAGCGCATCGACACCAAGGGCACGCTCGGGTTTCGAGACAGCCCCTCGACGCGCCGCATCCTGTACGCGAACCGCACGAACGGGCACCTCTGGTACTTCTGGGATCGGGACGAGAAGGAGCCGACCGGCGTCGACAAGCGGTGCCTTCGCGGGTTTCTCGTCGACGTGTTCATGTACGAGAAGGGCGATGAGGAGTCCGTCAAGGTGTGCGGGGTGTTCGACGTGGGGACGGAAGAGATCAGCGTCGAGTTCGGCGCGACGGCGACGGCGGGGCGGGCGTTCGTCGCGTCCCTCCGCGCCGCCAATCCTGCCGCGTTCGTCGACCCCATCACGATCGAGGTCGAGGCGTCGGACCCCGAAAAGGACAGCTACGACAGCGCCCTTCTCGTCGACATGTACGCAGAAGGCGACGCCGTCCTCACGGAGTCCGAGGATTGGCCCCCGAAGGGCGACCCCGACACGATTCAGTCGATGGTGACGACGTTTCGGGACCAGATGGGATGGTCGCCCTCCTCCCCTTATGAGGCCGCCCCCGAAGGCGTCAAGCAGACGGGCGACAGCGCCGCCCAAGAGGTCGGGGCCGACGCCCACAGAGACGCGCGCCAAGGGGGCCCCTCGGGATCACAGCCAAAGGGCAACGGACGCGAGAAGCACCCCAGCGAGAAAGCCTATTCCGGCGACGGGATGCCGATGTACGAGCCGAACGACCCGCCCCCGATTGACCGCGAGGCGGCATACGTCGGGACGGGCAACGCGAAGCAGGCATGGGTCATCGCCCAAGAGCACGGCCACACGCAGGAGTCCTTCGTCGACATGTGCACGGAGGCGTTCGGCGTGGAGAAGCCCCAACACCTTCCCCCGAAGGATTGGGAGGAGTTCTGGACGTACCTCGACCGGGACTACTGGGAGGCCAACCGCGACACGTTCGAGGAAGGGGCCGGGGGCGAGCTTCCGTTCTGATCGGAAAGTGCCCACCCTCAAAGCATTAGCCGCAGAGTAGTCACGCGGGAGGCCGAAGGAACCCTCCCGCAGGCGAGGCGGCATGGCAACGCCCAAAGTCATGCCGCCGCCCCTGGCCGAGACACGAGGCACGTCTCATGCACACGTTCGCCACGGAGAGGCGCAGGTCCGCATGAGGCGGGCGGGATCATGCCCCGCCTCGGCCACGAGAATAGGAGCATCCGTCACTCTTTCCACAACGCACCCCACAGACATGGTTGGCAAGATCAACCGAAACGGGCACGCAGGCGGCGACGGGAAGGCCGCCCGCCCCGAAGCATCCGAAGTGTACGAGTACCTCCACCTCAAGTGGGCCGACATTCAGGCGTCCACGGAGAAGTCTCCGCAGGACGCCTACGACATGGCAGTCGAGGAGACGGCGGGAGACTACGACATGAGCGAGTCCCACGTCCGCGACCTCGTCGACCGCGTGCAGGGACGGTCCCAAGATGAGGACCCGTCGCTGGGAAGCGCCCTCACCGAGTTGCAGGACACGATGCAGTCGCGGATCGACGACCTTGAGCGGCGGCTCGAAAAGCGCAAGGAGCGATCGGACCTCCCCCACCCCGTCAACTCGGTGGGCGTCGCGGAGATCGACGGCAAGACCGAGCGATTTAAGGTGCGCTGCCTTGGGCGCACGATCAAGCAAGTCTCCTACGAGGACACACGCACGAAGGCTGAGGCAAAGGACCGCGCCGATCAGATCGCAGACGCGGTCGAAACGGCGATGCGCCTCCTCTTGCAGACGCCCACGAGGACGTAGCCCGAAAGAGAGCTGCGCCGCAACGAGCCGCAAGGCTCATACCGCGAACCAGCGTGCGTCCCCACCGCAACAGCGCGGGCACTTGATGTTTATAAGTGCCCGCGTTATATTTGGGGACGCACACACAGGACACCCCACACGTCATGTCCCAAGACTTAAAAGCGACGCTGCTCCGCTTTGCGGGGCAGCACGCAACCCTTACGTATCACCGCCCCTTCGCGGACCTTGTCGGGTCGATCGAGGGGGCCTTGATGCTTTCCCAGCTTCTCTTCTGGCACGAAGAAGAGGGAGAGTGGATCTGCGTCCCCGACGAGGAGTGGATCGACCTCATGGGCGAGGCCGCCGTCACGCGGTATCGCCTGCGGAAGGCGCGAGAGGCGATGGTCGAGCAAGGGTACCTCGACACCGAAGTCCGCAAGGACAAGAACGGGGCCCCCACGCAGCATTACCGAATCGACATGGACGCCTTTCTCGCGCCGTGGCGCGAGCATGTCGACGCCCCCGCCCCGGCAGAGGACCCAACAGGGGAAGAGTCCGGCGAGACGGACCCCGCCGACGCGCCCCTCGACGTGCTCCTCAACGTGCCGCCCGAATCGGTCACCCCGCAGATCGCAACGGAGGCGTGGAACCGATTCGCGAATCGCATGCGGGAGGACGGGTACGACATTTCTCGCGTCCGCAAGGTCACCGACACCCGCCGATCGAAGGTCGAGAGGCACCGCACGGAGCTTTGGCCCGTCATGCAGGAGGTGTTCGACCGCATCGAGCGCAGCCGCCACCTTCGCGGCGAGAACGGGTGGACGGTGTCGTTTGACTGGATCTGGAAATCAGAGTCCAACTACACGAAGGTCCTTGAGGGTGTCTACGAGGACAACGGAGGCGAGCACTCCCCCTCGCGTGAGAACCGCGAGAACGCGTCACAATCGGACGGGACATACGACGTAGGGTATGGGGCGGGCGAATAGCAATCTCATCACAGACACACGCTCGGCGTATGCACACGCAAGAAGGCGACGTAGGCGAAGCCCCGTCGACGGATCTCGACGAGGTACAAACGCTCGATGAGGCGATGCAGGAGATCGTCGATCGGGCGCTCGACAAGACCGAGTACGATTCTTTGGGCGAAGTCCCCCCAGAAGCAAACAGGCAGCGAGGGCGCTCCGTCCCGTGCGGCTCCTGCAACGGCATGGGCAGGACTCGCGACGGGTCGTTTTGCTCTTGCGACTACGGGCAGGAGAAGCAGCAGAAGCACACGAAGCGAATCCGCGACACATTCCGCAGCGCAGGTGTCCCCTCGCGCCTGCGGAAGCACACCCTCGCGTCGTGGGACGAGAAGTGCGGCGGGGAGGATGGCAAGGCCCGCGCTCGTGGCCTCGTCCGCGAGATTATCGAGGACGGGACCGCAACCGGCAGGCAAGGCACCGCGAGGCCGGGACTCCTCCTCTACGGGGACAACGGCATCGGCAAGACGGGCCTCATGTCGGGCCTCCTCAAGCGTCTGTTCGATCAAGGGCACGCCGTCCTCTGGATCAAGTGGTCGGGCATGATCGACGACGTGCAGGCGACCTACGACGGCTCCTCGCAGGGCACAAGCACCGAGGCGCGAGTGTCGGCGCTGCAACGCGTGTCGCACCTCTTCCTCGACGACTTCGGGGAGCCGTTCCGCTCTCGCGACAGGTGGCGCGTCAGCGACGATCGCCGCGACATTACGTGGCAGGTGCTCTCGGCCCGTCACGAGGAAGACAAGCCCACGTTCATCACGACAAACCACGAGGGCCTCACGCCGATCAGCGACCAGTTTTCACCCCGCATCGCAGACCGCATCATGGAAATGTGCACGGTTGCAGAAATGTCGGGGCGCAACCTTCGACACCCTTCTAATCAGTAGCACACGAGGCATGGACACGCAAGATCGCATCAAAGACGCGGAGGAGCGCATCGAGCAAATCGACCGCGAGCTATCGAACCTCTACAACGTGGACTTCCGCGAGGCCGAGCGGGAGGAACTCCGCAAACGGTCCGAGCGAGCAAAGCAACTGGAAACAGAGCGGCGCAGGCTCCAAGGATGGCTCAACGTCCGCAAGGGCAAGAACGACTGACCCTTTGTTTCTTTTTCCCTTGCAGTCTTGGTTTCAAGAATTAAAGACCGCAACCGCACGGAGCCGACAGGCTCCCAGCCGCAACAACACCGCAACACCCCTTGTCCTTATGGCCGCAACGAAACTCCGATGGACGCCCGCACAATCCGCGTGGGCGATCGAGAAAAAGTTTGCCGATCGCACCCTCGAATCCTTCTACATCCGTCTCCTGCTCAAGGCGAAGGCGCGGGGCATCCTCATCGGGGTGCGACGCGAGGCGCGACTCATGCACGAGATCACCGATTGGGACGCCGCCGCCGTGATTCCCGAGGAATGGATTGAGCGGACCGACCTCACGCTGCGTGCCGTCCAGAACGCACGGGAGAACGTCAACGCCCACGAGACGGTAGCGCGTCGGGTCGGGCACAGGGACGGGCACGAGTCCTACGCCATCGTCACCGAGCAGAAGGCAAAAGAGAGGCGCGGAGAAACCGCCCCGGCGGGACCGAAGCAAGAAACAGCAAACGCCTTCGCGTAGGGTTCGCCTGCGCCGCGTGACTTGACATTGGCGGGCAAGACTTCTTTATTTCTTGTGAGCAAGAGATAAAGACTGACGTGTACCCGCCATGGTCATTTCGCTCGTCAACGAGAAGGGCGGCGTCGGAAAGACGACGCTCGCGACGAACCTCGCCTGCGGGGTGGTCGAGAAGGGCATGACGGCGGGCATTCTCGACGCCGACCCGCAGGGTACGGCCTTGGACTGGAACGCGGCGCGAGAGACAGGCCTCATCCCCGTCGTGCGCCACGAGTCGGAGCATATGGTGAGGGGCCTTCCCGATCGGCTTCGCTCCGTCGACGTTCTTCTAATCGACACGCCGGGGACCCTGTCCGGCATCACGGTCGAGGCCATCAAGTCCAGCGACGTGGCCCTCGTCCCGACGCAACCGTCCGCGTCTGACCTGTGGGCCGCACGAGACGCCATCGAGCTTGTCCGCGAGCGGCAGGCCGTCACGGGTGGGGCCCCCATCCTGCGGGTCGTCGTGTCGCGAGGCAAGGTGGGGACGCGCCTCACCGGAGAGGCGCACGAGGCAATCGAGGCGATCGGAGCCACGCCCCTCCCCGCAGGCACGCGAGACAGGGAATCCTACAAGCGGTCATTTGGGCAAGGGCAGAGCGTCCTTGCGTCTTCAGACTCGAAGGCGAAGTCAGAGATTCGGCAAATTACTACCGATGTACTCGAACTACTCTCTACCGCGCACAATGAGCCTTGCTGATCAAGCGTCCGCTCGGAAGGACTCGCAGAACGAAGACATGGACAACCTGATGGAAGAGGCAGGACAAGAAGACTTGGCCGACCTGAACGCTCAAATTCCCGAATCCCTACACCGACGCGTTAAGATGCAGGCGGTCCAACAAGACACCACGATCCGCGAGGAAGTGATCGCCGCACTTGAGGCGCACCTAACAGACTAAACCCCTTTGCCCTCAACAACTCCTTCAACCATGCAATCATTTGGACAGGTCCTCCACGATGCACGAACGAGCAAGGGCATGACCCTCCGGGAGCTTGAAACGCAGTCCGACGTGCACTATTCTTACCTCTCGCGGATTGAAAACGGCTGCCTCCCTCACCCGCCGTCCGAAGACGTTGTGCGTCAGCTATGCCGCGTCCTGTCCATCAACCCCGACAAGGGGCTGCTGGCTGCCGGGATCATCCCCGGCTGGTTTGAGGAGTGGCTCGTCGAGCACCCGAACACGACACTAGAGATTGTCCGCAAGATCGAGCGCGGCGAGGACCCGCGCCTTGCGGAAAAGATGTGACCTTACCCCACATTGAGTAGCTCTGTGCGGGACGATCGCCGCACAGACGCGGTTCGCTGCGGTGTTCGTTGCGGTTCACCGTAGCGGTTGCGGTGCGGCCCCTGTCCACGTTGCGGTGGCAGGGGTCGCTTTTTGTGCCTTGTTTGCTTTTCCTCGAAACGCAACACAAAGATAAAAACTGCTCGGAGCGTGTCAAGGGGCGGTTTTGTGAAGCGCCTTTAGTTTGAAGAATCGCCGGATGAATTGAGCAGAAGGCGCGCTCAAGCGTTGCGTAGACGCGGCGGGCGTAGGGGCGGGGTCGTCGATCGAGCAGGCAAAAAGGACGCGTCAGCGCCGAACTCACGCGTCCTGATGCGACGAAGACGAGGGCCCCGGCCCTGTATCCGTGATGTCCAGCTCCTCCATGTCTGCTCGCAGGTCTTCCTCGGTTGGCACGTCCCCCGGCAGGTCGGCGTTGCTGATCTCGGGCATGTCCATCTTCCTCCGCATCTCGTTGAGCATGTTGATGACGAGATCCAGCTTCTTGCGGAGGGCAAACGCCTGAAACTGCGCCGCAAGCCTCGCCTGACGCTCCTCCACAAACCGATTCCGCAGGTCGTTCACCTCGGAGCGGAGGCTGTTTAGCTCCTCCCGCAACTCGTCGTTGAGGCTCTCGCGTGCCTGTGCCGTTTGCCCGCGCCGTTGCAGGAGGTAGGAGGCTACCGACCCCACCGCCCCCGACACGAGGGAGAAGAGAAACAAAGCGACCGCCCCCCACGGGCCGAGTAGTTGCGTGAGTTCAGGCATTGGACACGGAGAGGTCAAGGTCGTTCGCGAGGCGAGAATTGGGGGTGGACGCAAGCTCCTCGATCTTTGCGGAGGGAACTTGCCTTGCTTCCGTGTCTACATCTGGCGGCATGACGCGCTCGTCGCGCTCCATGAGACGCCGCTCGGCCTCGCGCCTGTTGCGTAGGCCCTCTACCACTTCACCGCCCGCGTACACCCAGCGCAAGAGCTCTTGCTCGACGGCCTCTTCTTTGCCCGCTCGGAGGCGAACCGCGAGAGTGCTTTCCTTCGCCGCCGTCTTGCCGACGTTATACGCCCACGAGACAATCGGGACGACCTTGTGCGGCGCGTCTAAAACTTTTTCCTCGTCGAGGGCACGCACAAACGGGATCACTCGCCGCGAGAGGATCGACCAGAGACAGTCGCCTGCCCGTTCGGTCGTGATGGGCGCATCGTCGGCCAGCGCCTCGTACTCGGGCACGGCGGGCGTAAACCCGTACCCAATCGTGGGCACGCCTACCGAATCTTCGTAGACCGTTGCGCTAAAGCCCTCCCACTTTGGGATGAAGTCCAGCGCGAGGCCCTGCGTTTCCCGTGAGGTGTATGCGGTCATGAAGCTACGCAGTCATATCTGCCTTTGCATAAAACTCTGCCTGCACCACCACCTCCGCCGCCAACAGCCGGGGCAGGTTCACCCTTGACATCTTGGCTCACCTTTTGGTCAACCAATCCACACGCCGCTGAAGACGCGTGAGCGCCTGTTTCTGGCGGTTTCTTTGCGGCATAGGGGTTGGAGTTAGTGTGCGAAAGAGCGCCTAAGATCATTGTCAAAACCCTACACGAGGTACAGGGCCGAACCCGCAGCCGCCGCCCCTGCGACGTGCCACAGCGAGTGCAGCCAGCTATCCGTCCCGGTCGTCAGTTGCAGCGTGCCCGCGCCGACGAAAAGCGCCGCAGGCACCAGCGCCCACCATCC